ATTGCCTATTTGAGTGGCACTATTCCCGGAGGCCAAGCAAACGATCGCTTTAAAATTCATCAATCGGGGTGGTATTATTACACGGGAGATACTGAGACGGTTGCAGATACTACTAATTCTCCTACAGGAGCATCTTCGCTGTGGACTAAAAATAAATTTTATTTTTCTTTAAACCAAGGAGTGTCAGTTCCCGAGTCCCCTCGTTACATCAAACAAACAACACAAAACGATTATTTTATAAGAACACAAGATGGAATAAACAAATCCTTATTAAATCTTCAGTTTGAGCTAGAAGGAAGGGGAGACAAAGAAGCTAAAGCCTTGGTTCATTTTCTTGAGACGCATAAAGGGCATCATTTGTTTGAATTTACGCCGCCGCCGCCTTACGATATAACAGGAAAAGCTTTTGTGTGTCCACAGTGGGAACACAAAATAAATTATAAAGATAATAATACCGTAAGTGTGAATTTGATAGAAACCCCCCTCAACACAATAGGAAAAAATGTAGCCTTTGCTACGTTGGTTACCATTGACCCTTATTTTGTAGCAGATTTTAGTTAATTATGTCAGTACCGTCAACAGTTACGCAGCGAGCAGAGGGCAACGAGTTTGTTCACAGCACTGGAATGTTACTCTCGGGTTTTAGTGGCTTCACGATTAGAACTGGATTCTATTTAACAAACAGTGGAAATTATCCTATTTCTACTTCCATGACGCGAAACGATACGTTTGTTGATACTTATGATTTCCCTTCTGGAATGGATTCTCCTATAAAAATATTGCCGGGAGAAAATAAATTTATACCTTTTGATTTTACTGCCACTGTAGACACTTATAGTGGACCTACCGACGAAGGAACCTCCTCTGGGCCCGACCATAATGGCTTATTCATTAGCCAATTAACGCTCAATACTGTCTCGGAGTACGACGGACAGGCTGATCCAGAAGGATCTATAAAGGTAAATATCACTGGAAAAGTAACAGGAGGGCCTGCGATATCACAGGAGTTACCGTCTAAACCGTCTGGGTTTTTAGTTAAAAGCTCTTATGGGGCAAATGGAAAACCTCAAGCGGAATTACAGTGGCAACACCCTTCCAGTGGTTATTATTTAAGTCGTTATAAAATAGATAGCGCTACCAATATAGATAGCGACGGAAGTTCTGCCACCGGTACATGGAGTACAGTTGGTTATTTTAACATTAATTATGAGGATGTTATTGTGCCCTCACTTCAGCAAGGAGGGGGAATGACCACACAAACTACTTATATTGTTAGAAAATATGCTACACCTACAGGTATATCTCAACTTTATCAAAGAGAAGAGGGTGTTCTTCCTAATCCTGAAACTTCTTACGGTCAAAGCGGATTAAGTAATCAAGCGTTTGGGGCTGACCACTATTATCGGATTCAGTCTCAGTTTATAAGTCAAGTTCCGGGAATGCAACCGGGTAGCAATGAGAGCCCATGGGTATATGCTTACCCCGTAAATGATTTTACTCAGGACGTTCCTGCCGATGTAGCTGCAGGTTTAGAAAGCGGCGACACTACTTTGCCTTCTTCCAGTTCTAGCAACATAAAAGTTGATGCACAAAACCCTCAATCCTTAGACATATATTTGTCCAACGGCACAGAAAACATTAACCTAAGCGGTGCCATGGAAGACGCTTTTACAACTTTAGGGGTTGATATAAATTATATGACGACAGGTCATAGCAATTTTACTTATAGCGGTATTAAGTGGATAGTTCCAGAGGGAGCGGTGGTAGGTTCTTCTGATCCGACCAAGGCAGGTATTGACACCGGCAAGCGCTTAATGAACAGTGCGGCCACAGCCTTATCACCCGCACAGCCTTCATTAGAATTAACTGGAGTTTTGGTTCTAGAAGAAAATTCTATGGTAATGGGAATGGGAGGCAAAGGAGGAGACGGCGGCCACGTAACTGTAAAACAATTTAATGTCAACCCGACAATTCCAAAAGATTCCCAAAGGTTGGAGATCGGTACAATAACTGACTCTACAGCAGGTTCAGATGGAAGTGCGGCCATTAGGATCTCTGACGCTAATATTGACAACTTTAGAATCATTAAGGCTCAAAGCGCCCTTGTTGCAGGAGGGGGAGGCGGAGGAGGCGCAGGGGATCCTTTCATTCAACCTAAAGTAAAAAATTTGAAAGCGCCCAAAGGGGACGGTATTACCCAAATAGCTTTTAATGGTATAATACCTAACGCGGGTGGAGGAGGTAATTCAGCTGTGAAGAGTGGTACAGGGACCATGTTTAGAAAGGGAAAATTAAGTAGTGGTTTACATAAAAACCCTAACACCACCAAAGAGACCATTGAAATAGATGTTGTGGGGGCTTTAATGTTAGGGGAAGGGGTGAAAGGAAACGGAATGCCCATTTGGTATCCTATTGAATTTGCTATTGGAGATATCATTGGATCACATGATGGTGGCGTAGGAGGGGGAGGGCAAGGATTTGGTCTTTCTTATCCCGGAACGTTTTTAAGAACAAACGAGGTTTCTGTAGATTCTTTATTGAGAGGGTCAGCAGTAAAAATAGGTCTCGGAAGTTCTAGTGCTATTAAACGATCAGCGGGTGCAATGGGAGGTGGGTTGGGCCTTGACGGAGCCAATGGAATTAGTATTGATTTTGACGATTTTTTTCAACCTGACTCTAATGTGGACGCAGATAAAACCCTCGCAACAGCAGGGGGTAAGGCGGGTAGAGCTTTAGACGCCACAGGAAATAGCAACTATACACGTGCAAACTTTAGGAGTAAACTGCTAACTGTTCAATTGACCTCTAGCTCCTCGTTAGCTTCTAGCTCGTCGTTAGCTATAGGTTCTTTTGACGAAGTGGAAGGTTTGGTTGCTCATTTTGATGCCTCTCAAAATGTATATGAAGATGCTGCTGGTACTGACGACGCTGAAGATGGTGATGGGGTCAAAAGATGGAATTCAGTTAATGATCCTACTAAAATTTATATGGTACAGTACGATGCCAGCAGTGCAGCTAGTTCAGCTCCCACTTATCAAAAAAACAATACAGCCCATCCAGCTGGATATTTTTCAAATAAAACTTGCGTTCATTTTGACACCAACCTTGGGCAGCACAATTGGCAGCCCACCGCCGGTGAAGACAAAAGACTTAAGATAAAAGGTATAACTGGGGCTGGGAAGTTGGAGAGCACAATGGAGGGATTTGATATATTTTATTATTTGGTCCCCATGAGCCGAGTCGATTATAATTGGTATTTAAGCGGGAGTGAGGTAATTTGGAATCGGGTTCCGTGGGCGTGGAGCAGCAGCGCTAACGAGTCTGTATGGGACTTTTCTTCTCAATCCCGGTTTTTTACTGCAGCGGGCTCGTTACTTGATAATACAGGGATAGGAAAAGGTAATACCATCGAAGCTTATCAAGAAGCATTTAAATACCCTGACAATCGCGCGTATATATGGAATGTATCAAACCAAAAAGTGGGGTACGCTCGCACAGGAAATATATATAGGGACGGTATCAATATAGGGGTCAAATATTTCGCAGGGGGGGATTATAGCTTTATCGACGAACCTATATTGGGCGGTCCAAGCAACGAAGCGACTGCCATTGCAGGTATGCCTCTTTATTCGGAAACTGCTTATCAATGGAAAGGTGGAATTGGCCAGATATTGGTCTATAATAGAAAGCTTAAACGCGAAGAAAGGCACGCTGTCACAAATTTATTGAGCGACAAGGAGTTGAAAGTCCAAACGGTAATTCCCTCTCAAATTCCAGATTATACTGACACGCAGCAGATTTATTTAAATAAAAACCGAGAAGAAATTCGCAATAAAATTAGCGACGGGAATGGGTTCGCGGGTTTTATTGTTTTTGATAGTTAAGAATTATGGCAACACAATTACACAACGCTTCGCTGTTAGACCTTGAGCCTGATACTATTATAGAGTTATTCGAAGTAGATTTAGGTGAAGAAGACGGTTTTTATTATTTCCATCCCGGAAAAAATGGCACCAAAGACATTATTTTCAATAAAAGAACTTATTACTCTTTGCCTATTGAAGCAGATGGCTATGAGGTGAGGGGCGACGGCCAGCTTCCGCGTCCTAAACTTACTATAGCTAATGCTCAAGGGGTTTTTTCTGATATAATTAAAAAAAGAGGGGATTTGGTGGGAAAAGAAGTAATTCGTAAGAGAGTCTATTTAAAATTTTTAGATAACGAAAATTTTCCCAACAACATTAATCCTTTCGGGATCCCAGATCCAGAATCTCGTTTTGATGATGACATTTATAAAATTAATAAAAAAATCACCGAAAATAAATATGTGATTGAGTTTGAGCTTGTTTCCCCTTTAGAGCTTGAAGACGTAAAGGTTCCTGCTCGTGTCATGATCGCGGGATATTGCCCATGGAAATACAGGGGGGACGGGTGTCTTTATGGACAACGTTCAGACTACAAACAAACACTACCCAACAAAGGGATGGTAGCGGGCGACACCGAGGACTTTTTTCAAGATTACAAGTCTCACGGAGGGGGCGATAACAATTACGCTACAGGTTATACTAGAATAACCCAACAACAAACCATGGGTCGCTTGGGCCTTCCTGTCGCGGACGACAAAAACAAATTGTTTAGCTCTGCCACTGGATACAATTTAAATTTGAATTGGTGCGGAGATTTTAATAAAACTTCCACCACCGTCACAGTTAACAACGGAAGCGGTTATACAAGCGGTATTCAGTCGCTGACTATTGCAGCCGGAGGAACCGGGTACAGCGCAGGTACTTTAACGGCAGTGGCTACTAAAAACGGTGGGTCGGGTTTCGCTGGAACTTATACGGTTAGTGGCGGAGTGATAAACGGGGTCAGTATTGGGACTGCCGGGAGTGATTATTTAAAAGGTGAGGTTACTGATATAAACTATTCGCGTTCCAATCCAACCATACAAATTAGTAATGCAGGCGATGGGAACGCCTCAATCACCTGTTCTTTGACAGAAAGTATAGTGGTTGATGCTATAAGCGATACCATTTTGACCAACAGAACACTTGTCTTTACAAATGGTGCAACTTTCAAATTAAATCGGGTGGCTCCAGCCATCACAACCAAAGGCATAACCCAAGCAGCTGGAGCTTATGATATTGCGGCTGGAACCGGTTTTAAAATACAAGCTTTAGATACAAATATTTTGCCTAATACTGCATTTACCTTTGGTAGTGGGAGTGTTTTTACCACTAGCAAAGCGGGTTTTCAAGGCCAAGGATCTTTGTCCGGAACCCTTGTTGGTTCATCTGTGACCGCTGGTTCTGGGGCAGGCGTAACTACTTTATACGGGCAACTAACAGGGACATTGGTAGACGACGAAGAGGGTACGTTGAAATATGTAGCTGGAGACGTTGTTCGCTTTAAATCTCGTTTTGTTAATCTAGCTAAAGACGACGTGACTAACACGGAACAAAATATGACAGATGTTCCTGACGACTTTTTTGTATGTATAAAAA